GTAACGTTCTTACGCATCGTGCGAATCATATCGTCATGCGTGACAATGTGATTAGCAAGAGCATCAAATTCACCAGAGCCTTCGTGAGAAAAGCCTTTGGGATTATTGAAGATTTCTACGCAAGGAATAAAGCCAAGGCTATTTTCAAACGTCTGTGTCTTACCAGTGATGGCTTGATACTGTGTATCAAAAGAGATCTCACCTTCTGAATGAGTCTCTTCAATTGTTTTACGTTTAATTGATAGTCGAATATAACGCTTGGAATTATTGCCACCACCTAAATAATTAGCACCTTCGGGGCCAGGGGCAGACATATCCAGATCTTGCTGGAATCCCATGCCCTTACGAACCTTATAGCTGTAGATAATTACAACTTCATCCAGCTCGCCATCAATGTTGTAATAGGTGCGATATTCGTGGCGACGAAAGTAATAAAGCCGATAGTTATTTTTGGTAGGACGTACATAAAAAAGACCTTGCCCATCACACAAAAAGTAATCCCAGATACTATCTAGCCTGGTACCAAGCTCATTATATTTGACAACACGATCAATAAAATCTTTGCGTTGTGCGCCAAAGTTATCTTGTGCTGGAAAAAATTCAACACCTTGTCGGATGCCAAACAAGCGCATCTGAGCTAAATGACTAGCCACAATGCCAGTGTCAATCTGCTGGCCTCCATCACGATTCAAATACGAATCAACGATTTCTTTTAACCGACCTACAGCACTTCCAGCAGCCATTAACCCTTACTTCCCTTATCTTTATGCATTTTAGCAGCTCTTGCTGCTTTACCTGCTTTTTTTGCAGCTTCCGTATTTGGTACAAATTGTTTTCCTTTACGGCTACCAGCTCGTTTTTTCGCATCTGTTTTTTCTCTTTCTTCTTTAGAAAGAGCTGCCCATGCTTTCTTTGGAAGGTAACGCTTGGTTGTACCGTCTTTTTGAATTGCTTTATCGGCCATGTCAAGTTTCCGTTTCTAAACACTCAGGCCATGTTTTTGTTTTAAATAACTCATGAATTTCTTTACGCTCTTTATGGTGTGCAGGTTCTTGAAAAAACGGATCAGCATATAAACGTTTTATAGCTCCATGATACTGAGAGCAGGTTAGTGTCCAAGCAAGTAATATTTCCATTATTTAGTTTTTCCGGTGACAGCAGTTAAGACTGTTTGAATAATCTCAGGAGAGTATTCACTTGATTTTAAATCTCGCAATTTAAACGGATATTGAAAATCCAAAAAAGCTTCTTTGAGCTGAGGATTGGCAGCTTGATTTGCCAACTGCTGCATTAATTGTTGATCTGGAAAAAAATCAGGTGTATAACCTGTTAAATACTTGCCTGCTAGTTTCATTTATTTTTTCTCCTTGTATTTCTTAGCAGCTTTTGCTGATTTTTCATATTGGTCTTTAGTTTGCCAATCTTCTTTCCCCCATTTCTTCAGCGACTTTTGGCTTTTACCTTCACCGCCTTTGTACCCGCCACCAGCTTTCTTGTACTCGGAAGCAACGAGCTGTGCTTTACGCGCAGACCACTGACCAGGCTTTCCACCTTTGGAGCCAGCCATTACGCGTTTTTTAATACGTTCACGTAAGCCTGGCTTTGTATATTTGGAATTGTCTTGGGCCATTAGGAAACAAATTTATTCACAAAACCTTCCGGTGCCTGTCCCATCTGAGGGCCACCATACATCGTGGCGTTTAAATTACCTGGTGCGCCAGGAACAGAGACCAATCCTTTTTGTTGATTTAAACGTTCCCTTAAATTCTGAAGGCGTTTACCTTCATTAGTGTTTTGCAGCCAATTTTGAAATTGTTGCTCTTGTGCAGGCGTAAAGGGAGTAGTAATAGGTTTCATTGCCATTCCACCCATATTGCCAACAGCACCAGCAACATTGCTACTGCCAGGAGTGGGAGGAATAAATGTAGGAAATTGACGTTGGCGAGTTTCTTCTACAATGTCACGACCATTTTGATTATTACCCATTGGGTAAGAACCATTTGCAGGAGGAGGAGTAGATCCACCACCAAAGGGGCGGCCACCAGGGGCCATCGGGAATGCTCTGGGGTCAGTGGCAGGAATAATTGGAGGGGGAAATCCACCGGCTAAGTTGCCAGGAGCACCAGGAACACTATTTTGATTACCGTAACGCATTTCTTATCTCTAACCTGGGACTATTCTAATCTTCGTTAACTTCGTATCCTGCAGAATCATTCAACTTATTCAAAACAATTCCGTTTCCTTTTAAATTCCATTCAAGAATATCTCCTTCTTGCCAGTTCAATTCTTCGCAAATTTCATCGGGTAACGGAATAACAACGTCACCATTGTTGGCCTCTTCGACCTCAATAATGTAACTCATTTTGACAATAACTTTTCAATAAGCTTATCAAGCTTATTATTGATTTGTCGAAAGTTTTCTTGCATCTCTTGGATCTCTCTGATGAAATCCGCTTTTAGTACGTATTCGACAGGCATTCGACTTAGTTGTATTTCGAGATCATCAACTCTTTCATCTTGTTCATCCAAACGTTCCGATAAAAACCGAATACGATCAGTTGAACGCTCTAGTAATTTGTTGGCAACCCAGGATCCGCCAGAAACAGCAGAAATTACTGCGGTTAAGCCAATGGCTATATATTCTGGCCCCATGGCTTGAACTAGTTAATAATCTAATTGTAAACGACCTTTTTTCATTAAACCATTTACTAACCAAACTAAAGCATCTACACAATCGTCATGGCTACTAACACCGAAGTTCGTGAGTTCTTCATAGAGTGCTGCGAAGTTTCTGAAACGATTAAAGATGATTTTTCTATCCTCAAACATTCCCATGATTCCACGGAATCTGGCCAACTTATCGGCGCGGAAACCCTTCACTGCATGCCAGTTGAGATTGTAGAGGCTTTCGTTTTGGAGGCAGATACGTTTGAAGTCGGCTTCAAGGGAAGCCTGGTACTGAACCGCCTCACTCCAGATATCACAAGTTGAATAAGTCGGATAATAATTTCCGTTTTCATCTTGTCCTAATACGGACCAGTCATTTAATAATTCTTTTAGGGCATCTAGTTTTTCTAGGTTCCCCATGACACGTATGCGGCGATAATCAATGATGTGAATAGTATCTCCAATACGACCACCAAGAACCATGACGGTGTAATCATTTTTTTCTTTAGTGCCAGCAGAAAGATCAACTCCTATACCTAGCGTATCGAATTCGGTGGCAATTTCAGCTTTAACCAAGAGTTCAGGCGCAAGGGATAATTCGTTTTGCCTGACAATTTGATTCATGTACTGAAAACTAAAAGCAATTGGTGCCTGATGCTTCTTTTGCTTTAAGTAATCCAGAGACCACATTTCTGGCCAATACGATTTTTCTTCTCCTGTTTTTGCATCGTTATAAATTGCAGACAAAACAATCTGTGTCCAATTGTTTTGCTCATTAAATGTAGTGGAATGAATGTCGTCATGCCTAAAGCGAGTACCAAGACAAATTGCCCTTCCACCTTCAAACATGGTGGGAGCAATCACAGCATTCCAGTTGTCTTGCATCTGCTTTCGAATGTCTGGGTTGCCGATATCCGCAGCAGATTTAATAGCGTCATCAATCATCACAAGATGAGAACGCTTAGAAGTCACTGAACCTTTAAGGCCAGCAGCACAAAGGGTGAACTGTTCATCTGCAGTGGTATCAATACCAGCAAACTTATGGTCAATAGACCAGTACTCATTACTGGTAACATTTTTCATCAAACGAACCGTAGGAAATACCTCCTGGTATCTTTTGCTCTCAATGATTCGTTTAATGGTTGCAGACTTGGAACGTGCAATATCAACGGTATAACTAAGGTACAAAATTTGCAGCGGCATCTTTGCTGCAGTATGAATACCAATAGCCCAAGCAGTCAGCAAGCCAAGAACAGTTGACTTAGCTGATCCCCTGGGAGCAAGAAGATCAATATTAGGTCCGGCAATCTTGATTAAACAAGAGCTGTCTTCATTGGTAACAAAATGCCGATTCCATTCTCTATGATGAGCAGCAGGTGGTTTGTCTGCTACATATTCACAAAAGAAAGCAAAATCATTACGTGCACGATCTAGCTCATCTTGGTTTTTAAGTGGCTTAAGACTTTGCTTGCGAGCAGCAGCAATAGCATTACGCCTATAAGCAAGATGTTGATAAGAAGGCACAATTAGTATTCATCTATTAAATGAATACTAACCTATTTGGTTTCTTCTTTTTTACTTTTAAAGTTTTTAGCAGCTTTAGCTGCTTTCAGACCTTTCTTGGCAGACTCTTCTGCTTTCTTGCCTTTCTCTTCTTTTTCGGTATCTTTACCGTTTTCTTTATCAGCTTTTTTCTTGAAGTATTCAAGAAGCTGAGGGGGCATTTTTCCTTTAGCCATGATTTTAAAAGTAAATTAATTAGAGACCAGAACGATTTATTCTTCTAATTGCATCTTTGCCCACACGGACATCGTTGCTTCTTCTAATGGAATTTCAATAGGATCATCTTTAAAGATCATCATAAGTTCACGGATAGCACGATCTGCACCGGCCATCAGCAAGCCTTTGCGGTCTCGATTATTAGTAAACTCTTCTACCTGTGCGATGGTACCACGTAGCTCACGTTGCATTTGAGCAATACGTGCGACACCAGCGTCACGCTTCACAAGGCCGGTTTCAACGTCGGCCCTGAGCTTTGCAATATCGTCCTGCATGGCGTTAATCTCATACAGGAGTTTTTTACGATGATCAGGCTTGGGATGATTTAATTCAACCCATGCATTGCAATCTGCAATACTGCCAGCATACCCAAGAAAACGAGCAAACAGATAAGTCTCAATTACTGAGTAATTATCAGAAGCAAAAGAGATAAAAGATTCTTGTGTAGCAGAATCTAAATTATCGATCCAATAATCAAAAAGATCAGAATCGACGTGCCTTCTGGGCCTGGGAGTAATCCCTGGCTTCGTCTCGTTCAGAGAACTCTTGTGACTGTCGGGCAGACTTTCGCTGCTCTTCAGCTCCTTTGCCGATTGTTTGTCGCTCTTGTTCACCAGCATCCTCTGTTTTCTTCTTGCTGAATTCGTAAGCAACGCCAGCCGCTTCGCGATATTTATCTAAGTCAAACCAATCATCATCATCAGTTTGACCCGGAGGAACTGATTTGGTGTCATCAGCCATTTCGATCTCCTATATGACGTTACTTATAAAATACAGCTTATCAGAAATTGCTCATCATGCCAGCAAGACCGGTTGCGAAGATATCGCGACGACCTTCAACTGATTTTTGGCGCTGTTGACGACCCTTGGAAGCCTCAAGACGCTTTAAAAGCTGTTCAAAGCGATCGATATCAAAAGTTGAAGAGGTATCGTCAGAGCTTTTGCTAATCTCGTCAGCACCTAAAAACGTTTCTTCAGCCATTTATCCATTTTGAATAACTGAAATAATTATAACAAAGATTTATTTTAGAAACTAAATGAACCAACAAGACTTGAATAAAGATCTCCTTCTTTGCTAATACGTGTAATCTCTTTGGTGCCTTCCATTTTGATATTTTGAAGCTCTTTGTCAATTTCGCCTTGAAGATTAGTCAAGCCAGCACTATAAAGATATTGCCTTGATTGGCGCATTGACTGCTGAAACTCTTCCAGCTCTGCTGGCGTACCTGTAAAGTCACCAAACTCTGGCATTTCAAGACCAGATTGATCCTTCAGATCACCAATAAAGGATGGCATATATTCCTGGCTAAACTTAAATGTGCGTTTGCCGGTCCTCTTGCCTTCTTCATCAACAGTTTGTTTGCCAAACTGAGTGTCATAATAATTATCAAGATAACTCTGATTGAACTTGTCTTGATACTCTTGGCTCTTAACAAGAGAATCTTTAAAGTCTTGAATAGTGGAGTAATAACCTTGACCAAAGCGCTCCATCGCTTTTTGTTTTTCTTCTTCAGTTGCAGATCTGCCTAAAAGCTCTTCATAAGCAGCCTCAACACCGGTAGAGCGTCTACCAGGTTGAATTTGAGTTGTATAAATATTGGCTAAATCGGTGCCGTAATCAAGAGTTGAACCTGGAGCTAAGTCATACATGCCAGCATAACCTTGAAGTTGGCTCGTGGCATCTGCATAACTGATAAGCCCAGAACGTAGTTGCGATTCAAGGTTTGAGTAAAGTGAGCCAAGATTTTCTGTAGCTGCAGTTTTTCGCGCCTCAGCAGCAGCCTTGCGATCAGCTTCTTCTTGTATACGCCGATCTTCTGCAGCTTGATCTCTCTGCATTTGATATTGCAGATACTTTTCAAATGACCTGTCTGGTTCAGGTGCCTTATAAACAGTTTTGCCGCCGCCACCGCCGCCCATGGGTATTCTCCTTATACAAATAAAGTGCCAACATTTTGTGGGGCAATTCGACCGAACATACCCATCATTTGCCCTTGACGTTGAGCAAGACTTTGTTTTAGTGCCTCACGATTAGCTCGTTGCTCTGCTTCTCTAAATGGAGCACTGGTCCTAAAACCAAATTCCATTTCCATGTCACGTCGTTTCTTTTCACGGAAAGCATCGCCTAGAGGGCCTGCTTGAAGCATTGCTACTTCAAACTGACGACCAATATCTAAATCTTTTTCGCGGCTACCAAAGTTAGCTCCAAACATTGTTTGGAACATATTAGCTTTGGCTACATCACGACCGGCTCTTGCTTGAGCATCTGCAGCATATCTAGCAGCAGCAGCTTGCTTTTCAGCCGCTCGACGTTGTGCGTTTGATGAATTAATTCCACCAAAAAGACTAGCACCAATATTAGCAACACCTAGACCTAGTGTTAATGGATCCATTCCAAAACCTCCACCTCCTAAATTTGATTTTCCAAATCCAGCAGACTCGCCAAGACTAATAGCATCTCCAAAAGAAGATGAATCAGAAAAACCGTTGCTGAATGGATTACCTAACATGACTTTATTTTACATCTAATTACCTACTAAACCCATAATTAACAGTAGGAATGCCAACCTGAGTTGGTTGAACTTTGGTATACATAGAGCCCATGTTGGCACCAGCCGTTGCCAAAGTGTTAGCGGCTGCAATATCACCAGTAGCGG